GTGGTCACTCCGATAATTTGTTCTGTGGCATTGTCGCCACTGACTGCGATTGTTCCGCTAGAGTCCAATGTTACCAGACTATAAGCAGGAATAGCTACGGCGGTGGCCTGAAAGGTTCGCCCTGATGCTTGTGAGGTTGTGCTTCCCATTTTTTCTTTTTAGTTATTTTGAGCAAAAAGCTCAGGTTTGTTTTTGTACACCTCAAGCACTGCCGTTGATCGGCAAGCGTCTGGGTGCGTTGATAAATATTTTTCGATCAAATCGCTTTTGATTTCATCTTTGGTTTTAGTTTGCTTGCCTGGATCTGAATCCTTGATGGGTGCTGTGCCGGCGTGAAGTTTGGTTAACTCATCAACGCGGGCTTTCAATTCTGCCACTTCATCCATTTCCTTTTCATCAGACTTTTCTTCAACGCGATGATCACCGGTCATGCGTTTGAGCTCATCAAATCGTTCCATGACTTTGCCAAATCCGTTGTAAACTTCAGCGATATGCGTTCCGATTTCTTCAACCACTGCCCGCATCTTTTCCTCATACTCATCATCAGGCTCTTCAAGCTTGTCGGCATCGGGTTCCTCATCATCATCCCGTTCAATGGCTTCATCTTCTTCTTTTGCCACTTCTTCGCCTTGATCCTCTTTGGCAATTTCATCCTCTTCACCCCGCTCCTCATCCTTGCGATCTTCTTCATCTTGTTCAGCAAGAGCTTTTTTCTTTTTCTTCTTCTTGGGAGGCTCGGCTTTTGGCTGAGGCTCTTGGGCTGCCTCATGCGCAGCGGATGCCGATTCATTGGATGCGCCCAGCGCGTCAACAATCTCATCAGATTGAGGCTCGGCAGGTGGTACAGTTTCAGTTGTTGATGCGTTCATCTCTTTACCCTTTATAGATTTGTCACCCTTTGCATTGAATAAGGCACCATTTGCGGCGGGTGAATCCACAAAATCGGCTGATGTTATCTTGAGGGGCCTGACTGTGGGATATTCAAACCGCGCATTTTCTGGCGCCTCATAACCCAATTCAATTGACTCCTCTGATCCGTCTTTCATTTCCCAAAATAGTTGACCCTCAAACACGATTGAAACGCCAAAGCTTTGGGGCGCCACTGCTGCAATTTCAAAAAGCCGGTCATATTTTTCCCGCTCATATTTTTTGAAACTCTCAAGGGCCACAAATTTGCCGGCCCTGATCTGGTCGCCATCTCTATAAAATTGAGTAAAATATCCTGCCTCAGTTAAAAGCCTGTCACCGGTTGCCCCGTTGTGAGAAAGATAAGCCGGCAAGGTTTTTCCCAGCAGCAAAGTGATTGCCGAGTCAAGAGTCTTGGTGCTGATCATCATGTGGTGGCCTTTAGCTTCACCGGCGCTGATGATTGAGATGTCACTGATCAGCCCGCTTTCAGCGTCAACCACCCCCGCTTTTGCTTCTAGGCAAATAGTTGAAAAGGTTTCAGCGGCATCAAGTGCCTCAAGTTCTTTGTTTTCAATTTTCTTTTTTGCCTCTTCTAGCAGCACGCCGGCAGTAGCAAAAATATCATCCTCACGCGTTTGGGCGGCGCGGGTGCGAATTGCTCTCAATCCGTTAATATTTACCGAGGCAAAGTCATTAGTGAATGGATACTTCCAGTGAGCTTTGGTTTCCTTGTCATATTGGTAATCTCTGCCGAGAAAATATTCGCCGTATTTTTCCCAGCCATTTTCTTCAATAAATTTGTTTTCCTCTGCGGCACTGGGCCCTGACCATTTGCGGGTTTCCACAACTCGGCCCTCACGCACAAGCTGGCGGGCCTTGTCGGCGCCCGACTTGTTGCGGTTTGCTGCGAGTTCCGTGGCTTCAATTTGAGCATTACAAACCGCTGCCCGTTGTTTTTGATCAGGATACTCCTCAACCATTACATCATCACCCATGCAGCGCCCAATAAAGTCGGCGTTGCTCTCTTTGGTTTTCGGCTCAGGCAAAGGCATTACTTGCTTTTCTTTTCTGGTGTTGCCTTGGGTTTGCTGTTGTTGCCCTTATCATTCAAGCGCTCGGCAAAGCGTTGCTCTTCACTGGTCAACTCGGCTTTTTTCTTTGGAGTTGGGTTGTCCATGTAATCCCAGAATTTTTTTCTCATAATCTTATTCTTTTGATGTTTCGGTTTGTGTTGTTGGCCTCCCCCCGCCAGCGGGCGGGGCCTTTTCAATTCCTAAAAGGTCAGCAAAGTTTGCCTGTGCAGAGGTGTTGATCTGATTGAAAATCTCTCTGTAATCATCAACGCCAAATTCAGCGGCGACTTGCTTGGCGTCAGCAATGTTTTGGGCCTTGCGGCGCATGATGTTCAAAGCAGAATCTCCAAATGAGCTTGCGACATCATCCAGACTCATGGCGCCCAGTGCCACATATCGCATGTCAGAATCAACCTGACTTGATCGGTTGATCCATCTGAAGCGTGGCGGTTGAAATCTTACCAGATAAGGGTTTGCCACTTCAGCCGGCACATTTAAATCACCATCAGCCACCCATTTGGCAACTCGCCACCGGTAAATTTTTTGCATCACATCAATAAGACAATTTTGCTCCTCTTCAACCTGAGCTTGATATTGCATCACCACCCCTTGCGATGCGCTGAAACTTGACCCGCCAATGTCGCCCAATAAAAATTCATATGGGATACCAATTGCCGCGCCCACTTTGCGCAGTTCAAAGGCAAGCCACTCAATGCCGTCAACATTTGGCCGGCCATTTGGTGCAATGGTGCTGACGTCCTCCCCTGGTTCTAAATAATGAAAAGTTCCAGGCTCAAAATTTTCAAGGCGGCCAACTGTATCCTGTTCATTTTCCTCAGCACGATTTGCCAATTCAAAGCTCACTGAATTTTCTCTTTTAATGACTGCTGATAAGCTTGCTGAAACCTTGGCAGCAATCATTTCAATCTCTTCATATTCAGAAACATCCATCAGCGTATTGACACAAGGGGCCAGAGTAGGAACGCCGCGCCACTGACTTGGCCGCTGGCGTTTCATGTAGAGAGAAAAATCCTTAGCCGGTACATTATGAACATCAGTCAGGGTGCCATTCACCCGTTTGCCCACTTGATATTCAAGGGGCCGGCCATAATCATCGACAATGACCCCGTTTTTATCTGGATCATTTTCATTGAAACCACCAACGCCGAAAGGTGAACCGATGCGGCAGCCCTCAAAAATTTGCAGCAGACCGTTTGACCCGTACAAAATACCGATGTCACCAAAGAAAAGCGGCGCATCAACAATTTCCTGTTGTACGCTTTTCATGTTCATCATGCCGGTGACTTCAGGCGCCTCACTCCATTGATGCCAGAGATCAAGCACCCGTTCATTGAAATCCTCAGAAGGGGTTGCCGGTTGGGCCCTGACTCCAGACCCCACTACGTCAGTGCGCTTGAGTCGTGAAATACTTTTCACAATCGGATTGTTTCGCTTGAGGTTCAGCAGATTGCCAACCAACTCATCACGATCATAGGGCGGGAGCTCAATATTCTCATCTCTGATGGGGTGAAACCCTTTTGCCCGCCGGTAACGGTTTGATTTAATAGCGTCATAACCAAATAAAATTTGGCCGGCCTTTTTCATTCTGTTCCACAGGGTCAATTCCATTTTTCAAAATCCACTCGGTTTTTTCCTTTGGCCTTGTAAGTGGTTGACCTCATTAAAATTTGCCGATCAAGCTCATTGATTTGAGTCATCAAGGCGGCGCGATCTGAATAGGTGAAGGTTCGATCCCCCATTGTATAGGATGAGGTCGGGCTTGCGCTGATGTTTGTATATGCGGTGACAAGATTATCACGCAAGGTGATCAGCGTGCTTTGACTAATGCGCTCTGCCATTCACTAAAGGGGGAGTTGTCACCCTTTGCCGGCTTTATTCCCCCAGAAATATATTTGGATAGGCATTGGCCTCAGCTTTGAAGGTATCAAAAACCCCTTTTTTCAAATTGGTTTGCATGAATTTTTGACGCCCTCCCATTGCTGACTTGATCGCATAAACCCCCCGCGCCGATTTATTCAGGGCACAGTTGGCGTTGTTTTCCACTTTAATAGCAAATGACAACCGTTTTTTGATCGGGGTGCCGTTTTCAACCTTATCATCTGCAAAAGTGTTGCTCTGAGCTTTTTGCGCGGCAATCGCTTTTCGGATCAGGGTTTTGCCCTCAAATTTATGGGTGGGCAATCGGGCTTTTTTGGCGATTAAATACCATGTGGCTTTTCCTGAGCCAGACAAGTCAACCCGCTCATCAGCTTGCTCTTTTAATTCAGTGGTGATCTTTTTCCAAATGGGATCAGGGTAATAATTTCGGGTTCGATATTTTTTGCCCCCCACTTTGATAAAGGCGATCAGCTTGGGGTTTTGTTCAAGTCTTGAGCCTTTAACAATTCCAGGCCCTTTTTCAAAACGCCCTGTTCCCTTTTCGCGTTTTCGCTTTTGAAACCTTTCAGGCAAATCCTTTTTCTTGCGGCTTTTTGCTTTGTATTTTGCGCGAATGTCAGCCGGTTTTGCCCTTGTAGTTAACTTTGATGCTCGGCCTAAAATTGACGCGGCTTCGCCTTTGATGATCTTTTCAAAGCTTACGCCTTTAATATGCTTGTTTAGTTCCCTTAAATATTCATTGAACTCAGCAACATGGATTTTATTGGTTGGCCTGATCATCTCCCTTTACTAAAGGGCCGGTTGTCACCCCCAGATAGATTTTTTGCGGGGGCGTGCCGGCGTTCTCTTGGGTTGGGGCTGGGCCTTATCGGTGGCGGCCAAGTCTTTGCCTTTACGGATCACAGCGCCGCCCAGACCAAAAACATGAGAAAGGGTCAAAATGTAGGTTTCACAATCCCAATAGTGATCTTGCTTGTGACCTTCAACCACCCATTCAAATTTTACTTTGCCTTTGCGGTCAGTGCGCTCTTTTTGATTCGTTGAAAGCAGTTGCCTCACATAATCAGAATCAGTGCCTTTGTAAGTGAACCAGTTGAGGTTTGTGCCGTTGCGCCTTTTTAATAATTCACCCTGCCAAACGTCTTTATTGATGTTGAGAATTGAAATCTGGCCCTTTTGTTTTTTCTGACCTTTGATTGGGTTGAATGGATCAACGCCGGTCATTTTGTATGGGTGCGGCAATCGTTCCCATCCACGGGCACCAAACCAAAACGGGCGCCGGTTGTAAATCTCTTCATAAATTTCCTGAGTCCTATAGGCCGTGTCCACAATTCCATAAGCGGCCTCATAAGTATTTGCCAACTCTTGCAGATCATCAAAAGTGACAGTGGTGCCGTGATCAACCAGCCAACTGGTTCCATCGCGATCAAACCCCCT